AGAGACGCTGAAAGACGCACAGGCAGAAGAAGATTGTGATACATGCAAGCACGGATATTTTGGCGATGACCAGTGCAACAACTGCCGGGTGCGGTATCCGAGCCATTATGAAAGGAGAACCGATGAGCAGACTGATTGATGCAGATACACTAACTAATCTAATACCAACGCCAATATATACAAGCCCTGATGGGCAAGATTTGGTGCAAATGTCAGACGTTATGGAGGCAATAAAGAGAGCACCGACCATCGAGCCAGAACGCAAGACTGGGAAGTGGATATACGGTGAAGATGATGTCGCTATGTGTGACGGTTACAGGTGTAATAAATGCGGCTTTTTCGTTCCGTGGGACTACAAGCACAAGTCGATAGATTATATCAAGGATTATCATTGCTGCCCGAACTGTTATGCATACATGAAATACGAGCAAAATGAAGATTGATATGAAAATTAAATATACAATGATAGCGATGCTTATTGTCGCAATAATCATTTTACATCTTTACTTATTTAGCGAGTTGATTAAAAGTGATTTGCCAATGTGGCTGAAGATGCTACTGTTTATGAGGTGATTAGTATGGCGGAATACGTGTATAATGGCACACAATACGTCGGTGTCGGGGAGAGGGTTTTATTTAGCCCGGATTACCGCAGTCGTTCAAATGTTGAGCATGTCGAGAAGTGGCGAGAATGGTGTTACAAAATTCCGGCATTGCGGTTTGATTCAGATTGGGACGTGAAGATTATTCCACCGTTTGGTGGAGCTATGGCGAGGTTCACAGTTAAAAAAGCTGATAAACATGTTTCAGTTTATTTCGATGTGTTTTCAGAGCTTGGGATAATGCATGATGAAGCCGGAGATCCTATCCCATATTACGAAGTTTACGACGGGGAGAATAATCCGAGATTTTATCTAAATGAAACTGATGAAATGATGAATTACATTAGAGAGGTATTAAACGGATGAAATATATTATTGAAATTGAAGATGAGCCGTTGGTTAGAAAATCCGCTTTGCATGGGGAAGATGCTGTGTATCGTGCAAAAGGATTTAAGAGTTTAGTGTTTGATAAAACTGGGCTTGAAAAACTTAAGCAATACGATCCTTTCATAGATCGGCAGTCTGAAATTAAATATGAACAAGAAAAAGCCTATAAAAAGGGATTGGCCGATGCCTGGAGTCTTGCACAGGAACTCGATCATCTTAATTCATATGGCTGGGAAGAAGTTTTTGGAGTACATTACGATGAAGGGGTTTTATCATCTTACTCATACGACGCTGCATTTGAGAAGATGCAGAAGTACAAGGAGAGCAAACATAGACTCGAAATTGAGAAAAAGATGCTCGATGATTTCTGTGACCAAACAGGTTATTCAATAGAGGAACTTTTAGAGCTTATTAAAAAGGTACGGGAATGAGCAGAGTAATAACTGATTTGCCCGATGAGTTTGATCCTGTGGAGTTGATTTGGGATAAGGTTCATACTTGCCCTATATGCGGCGAGAAATACAGCAAAGACGCTTGGTATCATCACGATTATGATAGCCGAGACGCTAAAGGTGTTCACCATAAATTTAGGACATATCTAAATAAGTATACGTGGAATCAGTATTACGACCTGAGGTGTAAAAAATGCGGATGCCATTGGGACACTGGGTGGTATCCAGCAGATCATAAGATGTTTCAGATAACTGTGGATGGTGACAAAGATACCTTGTCCGCTTCTGTTAACAAGATGCTGATAGATATGGGGTTACAGTTACGCCTTGGTGTGTTATCAGAAGAGGATTTACAGGAGCTAGAGGATAGGTACGGTAAGGACGTTAGGTTTGTAGTTGAGGATATGATTTCCGGGAAGGGTAAAAGATGGGAATAAAAATCTGTAATGCTACTGGGAACGGCATCTGCGTTGGATGTAACAGGACTCCGCCGAAGATTAATGGCGAGTCTCGTGGAGAATTGTGTAGATACACTGCTCAGAATATTATTGATGCTATATTCCGTGGGGATGAAGTCTTCTATAGCATGGTAACCAACAAATTCTACTGTTCCGATCCTGGCAACGATTATGAAACAGAGGAGATAACATGACTAGAGGAATGAGATGGGACATCGAGGACGAGCTTAAGAACGTATTCGATTTTATCTGGAGCCGGTTAATAACCATCAGAGATATGTGCAACGATGACAATGCGACGAAGGATGACATTAAGTATTGGGTTGAAAACTTGATAGATGAGATTGGAGATTAAATGAGAAATTGTCCAAATTGCGGAGCGCCGATTGAACCGTATAAGTGTAAGTGTGATCACTGTGGAACATGGTATTTTGATTTTGCAGCGTTCGACATAACAGATGGGGCACCATGTTATATAAAGTTTAATACACCTTATGGAGTATTAACTACATTAGCTAGTCCAGAACTGCAAACTGCCGAACTGACATCGGATAGTGTTTATACAGTTGATTGTTGCGGGAACAAGCTAAGTTCTTTTATTTCAAATCGTAATTTTGACATGTATGTTGTGTTCCATTCGGTAATTGCACCTGGCAGCACAGAATTATTTAGATTGGAGACTAGCATCAAAAATGAGTGAAATAATTGAGAAGGTTAGACCTGTGCGTGTAGACATGATTTGCCCTCATTGCGGGAATGGGCGGATGAGGTCAAACGGTAGAGCGTTGATGACAGCTCCGCCACAATATTCACATCAGTGTAACGTGTGTGGGTATGTTGAAGCGTATAGAGTGTCATATCCGTACATAGTGTGGGAGGATGACGATGGGGTATTATAGAAGTCATACTAAAAATGTGAACTCGTTCGACAATAATGATATGATAGGATATGTAAATAAAAATAAAACTAGGAACTGCCAGCTTGACGCAGCAGAACAATATGATTCAAAGAAGGGTAAGATACATGTCCGTATTAACCCAGAGATTAAGGAGCAATTTCAAGACTTCTGCAAAAGCAATGGAATTAGTATGAATGCTGAGATTGTTAGTTTAATAGAGGCAGATTTAAGAAGCAGTTAAATAAAATTATTTATTCGATATTAAAAAGGAGATTAACTATGCATAAACTATTTATTGAGCTTTACGAAAGATTGTCACGGCAAATTGATAACAATAGGAATAATACTCATAATATTAAGGATGAAGGAAGTAAATATGATTGGACAAAAAAAGACTGTAAAATCGAAATAGCTAAAGTCTTAAACTCAGATCCAGAAAAACTAGAACCATTGTTTTCTAGATTAGCGAAATGTGCCGCAATAGAAACTATGCAATATGATGCACATGTTTTTGATGAAACAACAGATAAAAATTTTACAAGCATTTGGGAATATCTTAATGGCCCGGTGGAAAATGGGTTCTCTGGATTATCATTCTTGGTAGAGTTTAATGACGGCTGTGAACCCTTAGATGAATCAGTATATATAAGGATTACAGAAGATGGAGCATATTATATTTTTGATTTTAAGCCCCGTGCGATTGTTGATTATTCCAAAAACAACAGTAATGTTAAAGACACCTCAAAATACGGAAAATTTAAAGCTGAACATCCAGACTTGGCGGAATATGTCGAGAAATGGAAAATGTCTAGTAAAAACTTGGAAGAAGAGTTATCTAAATGGGCGGATATGTTATGGCTTGGCAGAAGTCTAGCTCATTCTGATAATTATGAAGAACCAACACGGACAGCGGCCAAAAAAGCGGAAATAGAAGTGATAAACAAATGGAAAGACGACAAAGATTTTAAAAAATATATGTATGACGATGGTAGAGAGCTAGACGATGAATGGGGAGATAACCATTGGAAAGAAATTAGTTGTAATGTTGGAGCTTTAAGATATTTGCTGTATGGCGAATGGGATCTCAGTTCATAAACGTTACGATTGTGGGAGACAACAACAATGACAAATGAACAATTATTAAAGATGTTAACAGATAAGTGGGACAATTCAGACCCAGCAAGCGATGAATTTCACATGTATTACAAATGCATGGAAGCCATCGGATTTAGAACTCCGAAGAAACGGCTGTTCAATTTAGTTAAGGGAACACCCGTCTATCAATGCCCGACATGCAGAAGAAGACTTAAGGATAATCAGTCATATAGATTTTGCCCGAAGTGCGGTCAGGAAATTCTGTTCGAAGAAGATGGGTTCTATAAACCGCCGCAGCCACAAGTGATAACCACAACCTGGACGTTTATACCACAATCTACATCTGCTTGCGAAAATTGTTTAAATAATCCAAAGAATGGCGGAAGTGGGAATTGTAATTGTACGCTTGGATTACAGACAACATGTTGAGGGAAACGTATGAGAATAGACTTGACAGAAGAACAGTACAAGGAATTAAAAGAAGACCGAGTCTTGGATATTGCGGCTCCTGGCAAGGGGATTAAGCTGTATGTTGAGTATTCTGAGACTATGGATGTTGATTACATAGAAGCTTTTCACAACGAACTGCCTAAACATAACCGCCGGGACTATGCTCTCGGCTGGGAAGATTTGGAAAAACTTAGACCGAAAAAACCAGATGATCCAAGCTGGTATCACAATAAGCCATTGTGTCCAAACTGTGGAACATATATGATTTATAACTTTGAGCATTGTCCAAAATGCGGGCAAGAGATTGAATGGAGCGGATTTACTGGAGAGAGATAACATAATGATTGTTAAAGTACACATTAAAGTTATTAACGTCTATTATAGTAGACATCTTGGTACATTCAAAAACTAAATATTAAACGGCTTGCAAACAATAACAGCTAGTGATATAATAAGGGTATGTAATCAAAAAGGGGGTGAAAAAGTTGGAGATAAGAATGAAGCTTGATTTAGATAATGTCAATGCTCTATGTCAAATTTGTGATAGCAGCAACTTTGACGTTAATGTTATCTGTGGTAGAGTTTGTGTTGACGGTAGCTCAGTAATGGGCGTTATGGAGATGTGCAACAGAGTTGTTACACTAGCTCCTGTAACTTATAACGACAAAGAATATGAAGAATTCTTTGAAAAAGTAAAGCCTCTTGGGGCGTTTAAAGTGGAAGGATTTTACGGATGAAGAAAATAAATATTAAAGGCAAGAAATTTAAAGTTATCCCAGAAGCAAAGCTTGTAACTGGCAAAAAAATTGCGAAGCAGTTGATTGATGATATGAAGTATGGTGTTCGTTTCAATGAAGCGGATTTGATTGCAGCTACAGCCTTGATTTTAGGTATCCCATTTTTAAGCAATGACGATTACATTACTGCCAATGCTTACTGTGACGAGCGTGATGAGTGGGACGAAAAACGTGGCATTGAGGTTTGTGCTTCCAAGCTTGACATGAAGAACCACTATCGTCTTGCAAAACAGTACAGTAGGATTTGCAGACTGCTTATGGAAACTTCTAACACAGTATATAAGCTTTGCAAGATGCATGTTGATAAAGCAAAGGCTATTGAAGATGATCTTGTAAGGCACTATGGGAGGGCAGAGGCTTGATTAAAAATATAATCAACTCTTTCCTAGCAGGAGTTGCAATCTCAATCGGTGGGTTTGCATTCCTTTCATCAGATAATAAAGTCATTGGAGCGTTCCTGTTTTCGATTGGGTTATTTCTGATTTGCACTATGGGATATAACCTGTTTACTGGGAAGGTATGCTACATATTTTCAAACAAAGAGATTGATCTGCCATTCATTGGTATAGTTTTACTGATGAACTTTGTAGGCACATTCTTAATGGGAATGCTTACAAAGTTAATCAAACCAGAATTAGTAGAAGTAGCAAATAGTATTTGTAGTAAGAAATTAAACGAAGGTTTTGCAGTTATTCCGCTAGGCATCCTATGTAATGTGCTGATTTTCTATGCGGTACATGAATATGCCAGGAATACTCATGAACTTGGCAAATATCTAGCTATCGTAATGTGTGTTGTAGTATTCATACTCTGTGGATTTGAGCACTGCATTGCAAATATGTACTACTTCTCAGTAGCAGATTATTCTAGAGGAACTATTGGTTACCTAGTAATGAACATCCTTGGAAATGCTATAGGTGGGATTGGGATTTATAGGTTAGATGATTTAAGAACGAGGTATTGATATGGAAGTAATTAAAAGGGACGGAAGACATGTCCCATTTGACAAATCAAAAATCAAAGAATCTGTTCTCAAGGCATTCAAGGAAGTTGATGGTGAGATTGATCACTATGCTACAAATAAAGCTTCTGAAATCGCCGGATATGTTGAGGGTATTTTAGAAGAGCATGACTTCCTTGGAGTCGAAGCTATACAGGACATGGTAGAAAATAAGCTGATGGCAAGTAATCGCAAGGATGTTGCTAGAGCTTATATCATTTACAGAAGCACAAGAAGCAGAATCCGTGAGCGTAATAGCGCATGGATGAAAGCTATCAAGGAAAAGATTGAAGCATCAAATGTACAGAATCAAAACGCTAATGTCGATGAAAAATCCTTTGGCGGAAGAAAAGGTGAAGCTGATTCTGAACTGATGCGAAAGATTGCTCTCGATGACCTTATGTCTGAAATGGCTAGAAATAATCATCTCAATAATGAGATTTATATCCATGACTTGGATGCGTATGCAGTGGGGATGCACAATTGTTTGAGCATTCCGTTTGACAAGCTTCTAGCCAATGGTTTTAACACTAGACAGACAGATGTGCGTCCTGCGCAGAGTGTTAACACGGCATTCCAATTGGTAGCGGTAATATTCCAATTACAATCGTTGCAGCAGTTTGGCGGGGTTAGTGCTACTCACCTGGATTGGACAATGGTTCCTTATGTAAGAAAAAGCTACTGGAAGCATTACAAAAACGGATTAAAGTATGTTGCCAACCTCGAATACCTTTGGGACAAAGACTTTAATTATATTGCCAGTCATATGGATGAAACACCGATATGCTTAATGGAGGATACAGACGGCATTGCGTCTGAGCATCCAAAAGTTGTGCGATATGCACTTGACATGACGGAGCGAGAAGTCTATCAAGCAGTTGAAGGAATGTATCATAACCTAAAATGATTTGGGCGACTCAATAGTAATATTGAGAACATAGCTGTCTAAACGGGGGAACTCTCATCGAGACAATCCCGTGCTAAATTTGTATCGTTATATTAAATTAAGGAGAATAATATGTACACAGTTTATTAGCATAAAAATAAAATTAATGGGAAGATTTATATAGGTATCACAAGTCGAGATCCAATTGAAAGATGGGGGAACGGCGGGAGTAACTACTCAACAAGTCCACATTTTTACTCGGCTATACAAAAATACGGATGGGATAACTTCGAACATAATATCCTCTTTGAAAACCTTACGAAAGAACAAGCGTGTGAGAAAGAAAAAGAGTTAATTCAAGAATATAACTCAATGAATGGGCAATACGGATATAATTGTACATCTGGTGGAGATTACTTTGAATTAAATGATGCAACAAAACAAAAAATTGCTCGTGCAATGATGAATAATAAAAATGGACTCAACCATCCATGTTCTGAGGAGAAGAAACAAAAAATAAGAGACGCTCAAAAAGGCAAGAAGTTAACAGAAGAGCATAAGCAAAAATTATCTGAAGCCGCACATAATAGACGCACACCATGTTCCGAAGAAAAGAAAAGAATACTTTCGAAATCCTATCCACATAAGAAACCAGTATATTGTGAAGAATTGGATACCATATATGAATCAGTACAAGAATGCGCTAGAGAATTAAAACTCTGCGCAACCAACATTACCAAAGTATGCAAAGGAAAATTGCATACAACTGGTGGATATCATCTAAGTTATTATAACGATACAATAAATGCCTAACGACTATCCACATAAAACGTGGAGTACACTCAAGCGAGTGGAAATGACAGCCTCCTATTTTATAGGATGAAGATATAGTCTAATCTATGTGGTGACACATAGCAGTTCATTAGAGAACGGCATAGGAGTAGCGAACCTATGTGAATATTAATGGAATACATTACAAAGTAGGTCGGGGTGTCAGCTGCCTTTCACTTCAATTAATTACGGTACATGCACCTCCCCAGAAGGTCGTATGATTACAAAAGCATTACTTGATGTATCAATTAAAGGTATTGGTAAACTTCATAAAACACCAATCTTCCCATGTGGTATTTTCCAATACATGAAGGGTGTTAATGATAAGCCTGGAACACCAAACTACGACTTGTATAGATTAGCATTACAATCAACCGCTAAAAGATTGTATCCGAATTACGCCAATGTTGATTGGAGCGGTAATGCTGGATATGATAGGAGCGATCCGAAAACATATTTCAGCACGATGGGTAAGCGTAAACTACAGCTCATCTAAAATCTTTTGAACCTTGCCAAAGGGTGTCGCAAAAAGCGGCTAACGGTTAGGGCTCTCAGAGTTGAGACCGTGCTAAGATTCATCACAATATTCACATGATTGGAGATGATAATTATGTGGATATATAAAATAACAAATATAATTAATAATAAAGTATATATTGGATAGTCAATTCGTCCTATAGAAGATAGATTTAAGAGACATATAAGTGATGCAATAAATAATATATTAGATACTCATTTTGCAAGAGCAATCAGAAAATACGGATCAGAAAATTTTGTAATTGAGATTATTGACGAGGCATCTAATTAGGATGAATTAAACCAAAAAGAACAATTTTGGATACGCAAATACGACTCGATCAATTCTGGATACAATGAAACAGACGCTATATACAAATGTGGCGGCAATACGTACAATAGTAAAACTCCAGAAGAAATGGAAGTAATAAAGCAAAAAATAAGAGATACAAAAGTTGGATATAAAAATCCAATGGCAAGAAAAATAAAAAGGATTAATGTTATTACTTCTGAGCAAGATTATTTTGACACGGTAACATCTTGCGCTCGTGCTTGCGGGATCAACAGTGGAAAAACATCAATTGTAGAAAGATTATCTGGCAAAAGAGTCACTCCACTGCACGGAAAATGGTTGTTTGAATATTGTGATGAATAAAGTGTATCGACTATCCCCGATGAATGTAAGGGAGTAGGATGTGAGATAGGCACACATTCGAAGCGGAAGACTATCGAAAGATAGAAGATATAGTCAGTGCCTCTGGCGACAGAGGATAACATGTGTAGAACGGCCAACGGCATGGATATCAATGGCTTTGGTCAGCTTAAAGATGGTCGTGGGAACATTTGCCCTGTGACGATTATTATGCCGACATTAGCTATGGAATGCAAAAAGACTGGTGAGGAAA